GTGAGGCTGAATTGGTTGCAAGCCGTTTGGCGGCATCCAAGATGGGCTTCTTTGTCTCTGACACAGGCGATGACTTCAACGCCGATGATTACGACGACAAGGTTCCGATCTACGACGCAGAACCCGGCACATTCCACCAATTGCCGAAGGGCGTTGATTTCAAGGAATACAGCCCGTCGCATCCGACGACTGCGTTTAGTGATTTCCAGAAGGGCATCCTGCGCGGCATCGCTTCTGGTCTTGGCGTAAGCTATTCCAGCCTGTCTGGCGACTTGGAGGGAACAAGCTACTCCTCCATCCGTCAGGGTGCATTGGAAGAGCGGGATTTCTACAAGCTAGAGCAGCGTTTCTTGATTGAGCATCTCGCCCATCCGATTTACGCGGCATGGCTGCGTCACGTTATGGAATTTGGCTTTATCAACATTCCAGTTACCAAGTTCGATAAATTCTACACGGCGACCATTTTCCGCGCCCGTGGCTTTAGCTGGATCGACCCGCAGAAGGAAATGAACGCTTCTGTGATCGGGATGCAGAATGGCTTGTTGACACCATCTGAAATCGCAGCCGCTGATGGCCGTGACATCGATGAGGTCTACAGCACATGGCAGCGTGATAAGCAGTTGGCTGAGTTCTATGACCTCAAGCTGGCTTTCGAGCCGTTTGGCGGGAATGAAGCATTAAAGGGCGCTGAACCACAGGACGTTGACGCAGATGGCGTATAAACCAACCTCTGGCATGAAGAGTGAGGCCCAGAAGGGTCTTGACTGGCGCAGCGAGTATGGGCGCGGCGGAACAGATGTTGGCATTGCCCGCGCCCGCGACATCGTGAATGACCGCGAACTGTCCGAAGATACCGTCAAGCGGATGTACAGCTTCTTCAGCCGCCATGAGGTTGATAAGCAAGCAGAGGGATTCCGGCCCGGTGAAGATGGCTACCCATCGAATGGCCGTATTGCTTGGGCATTGTGGGGCGGTGACGCTGGCTTGTCTTGGTCTAGGGATAAGGTCAAAGGCATGGATGAGGATAGGGCGTATGAAGATTTCAGACCGTATCCGAACGAACACGCGGCAAGACTTCACTATCCCAGCAAGTATGATAGCTTTCGGCGTGATAATGATGCTGGTGGTCCCGGTGTTGATTTTATCTTCGGCATCCTTGTTGATGGCGGCACTGAGTTACAGGCTATACGTTTTGATAAAAATCGGTATACTGTCGCTCAAGCGAAAGATTGGCTTCGTGAACACGACCATGAGCCGATAATGTTTGAAGAAGCCACTGGAGAACGCGAAATGGCTGATGAAGAGTTGGAAGCACGGGCAACCGTTAAGGTCGAGATCGAAATCGACACATCTGACGCGCCTATGGAAGAAGATCAGCCCGAAGTCAGCGTTGAAGACGTTGATGCGGCTGTTGAGATTGCCGATGCTCTGGATCGTAAGGCGATGCCTGAGATCGTGCATCGCTCTAACGCTATGGAAGCCAAGATCATCGATGAGAAAACACGCTCTGTTCACATTGCAGTGTCTTCTGAGCTTGGCGTTGACCGTAGCTTTGGCAAAGAAATTCTGGATCACAGCGAAGAATCCATTAACTTGGAATTCCTCCGCTCTGGTCGCGCACCTCTGCTTCTGGATCACGATCCTGAAAAGCAGATTGGTGTCATCGAATCTGTGAGCCTTGATGGGGACCGTGTATTGCGGTCAAAGGTGCGTTTCGGTCGATCCGCACTAGCCCAAGAGGTCTTTCAGGATGTTCTCGACGGTATCCGTGGCAATGTCAGCGTCGGTTATCGCGTGAACAAAATGGAGCGGGATGCGAGCGATAAGAATGCTTATCGCGTCAAGTCTTGGTCCCCTATGGAAGTTTCCGTTGTTTCGATCCCAGCCGACCCGTCAGTTGGTGTAGGACGCAGCGCGGTTGCTACCGAATCCGAACCTAAAATTGAACCATCCGTTAAAAAGGACACTAACATGAGTGAAGTGAATCTGGATGCGGTTCGTGCGGAAGCTGCCAAAGCTGCTTCTGACAACGCCGCCGAAATCGTGAAGCTGGGTCAGCGTCACAACAAAGCCGATCTTGCTGGCGCTGCTATCGCCGCTGGTAAGAGCATCGATCAGTTCCGTGGTGAACTCCTTGAAGTTATCGGCAACGCGCCGCTCGACAACAAGGAAATCGGTCTGAGCAAGAAGGAAGTTCGTGAATTCTCGGTGGTTCGTGCCATCCGCGCCTTGACGAACCCCACAGACCGTGCCGCTCAAGAAGCTGCTCGTTTTGAATTGGAAGCATCTGACGCTGCCGCCCGTGCTTATGGCACGACTGCACAGGGTGTGATGATTCCTGCCGACGTTCTGGGCAACTGGGGCAAGCGCGATCTGAACACTTCGGACGACAACGAAATCGTTGCAACCAACCTGATGGCTGGTGATTTCATCGACGCCCTCCGCAATTCTTCGTCTGTCATGCAAGCTGGCGCTCGTATGATGCCGGGTCTTGTCGGCAACGTGTCGATCCCGAAGAAGACCGCTGCTTCGTCGGGCGGCTGGATTAGCTCCGAAGGTGGTGCGGCTTCTGAGTCGGAATTCACGCTCGGCAGCGTCACGATGGCTCCGAAGACTGTTGGTGCTTTCTCCGACATGACTCGTCAGCTCATCCTCCAGTCAACGCCTAGCGTTGAAGCACTGGTTCGTGACGATCTGACTCAGGCTCTGGCTCTGGCGATTGACGCTGGTGCGCTGAAGGGTTCTGGCTCTTCGGGTCAGCCGACGGGTCTGTACAGCACTTCGGGCATCAACACCGACAGCTTCGCTGGCGCAACTCCGACTTGGGCGGAAATCGTTGGTCTCGAAACGCTTGTCGCTGAAGATAACGCTCTGCTTGGCAACCTTGCCTACATCGCTCCGGCTGGCCTCTATGGCACGCTGAAGACGACGGCTAAGGCCACCAACCAAGCCATCTTCGCTGTCGATCCCGATGGCACGATGAACGGCTATCGCACCATCGTCTCGAATCAGGCGACTGCGGGTTACCTCCTGTTTGGTAACTTCAGCGACTGCTTGATCGGCATGTGGGGCGGTCTCGACCTGACGGTTGATCCGTACACTGCTTCGACAACTGGCACGGTCCGCGTTGTGGCCCTCCAGACTGTTGACGTTGCTGTGCGTCACGCTGTTTCGTTTGCACTGGGTACGCCCGCTGCTTAACGGCTAGGGGAGGGGGTGGTCTTGGAAGTCGGCCACCCCCAACCTTTGGAGATTATATGAAATACCGCATCATCAAATCGACTGTAGCAAGTGGCGCTATTCGTAGTGTTGGCGACATTGTGGATGTCGATTATTCTGAGGGCAAGGCGCTGATGGCCTACGGCAAAGCCGTACCTCATGACGAATCAGTTGTTGAAAATCGCGTCGAGCCTGTAGAGTTCCGCGAACCTAAACCGCGTGGAAGAAAGCCAGCAAATGGGCGTTGAGTCCAGCGGCGATCTATCAATCTTCTTTGAACTCGATGATTTCGGGACTGAGGCCGTATACACTCAGACGAATAAGCGCCCGATCACGATTAGCGGCATCTTCGACAATCCTCATGCAAGCGTCACAGCGACGGAAATGATGGATGTGACCATTCCTAAGCCGACATACGTTTGTCGCACTGTAGACATCCCCACGGCAGCTGAAGGTGATACAATCAAGATCAACAGCATCACCTACACGGTTCGCATTGTTGTTACCGATGGCCTTGGCGTCACAACGCTGATGATGGAGCGGAACTAATGTCGCACGTTAGACAGCAAATCCGTGACCGCATAGCGACCCTGCTTACTGGTCTGCCGACGACAGGCAACAACGTCTACAAGATGCGTCGCTACGCTCTGGATGACTCTAAGTTGCCCGCGATCCTTGTTTACACGATGGATGAATCGTCCGCGCTGATAACGATTGGCGCTCGAACCGTTCGCCGGGTAATCAATGTTGCCGTGCATATTCTCTGCACAGGCTCTAGCACAACGATCCAAGACACAATCGACACGCTTTGCGTAAAT